CCATTCTTGGGCAAGTGTCCAATCAAGGTGGGCAATCTGAAAGTCGCAGGCAACCTGAACCTCTTGGTCAATAGTCGGTTCTTTCTTCAGCAGCGCAGGCGGTGTCAATTGCCGACTCGCTCTGATCTCCGACTCCCAACTATGCAAGATGCCAAGCAACTCATTTGCCATCGAATAATCAAGGGCGTTGACATTGACACCGATTGAGCGCTCGGCGCTGACACTGCCACTGCCTGATCGCCCAGGTGCCACAAAATCTTCAGCCTCACGGCGCAGGAACGGGATACTTGTGAGCCACACAATTATTGCCTTGTGACATCCACGGCAAGTAATTGTCTCTGTTGGGCGTTGGCAGATGTTGCAGTTCATTTGATCTCTTTCTTGTAGCCACATCGAGTGCATCGGACAATCCACGGACTGTTTGAGGGGTCAATCAATTCCCATAAGAATCTGCGGCATAGGTTGTGAAGTAATCGTTTCAAAATGGCACCTCATTTGCTGTTGTTGCGGTTTGTGGTCTGTCAAAGTATTGCGGTGGCTCTGATACGAAGATGGTCATTGATCTGCAGGTGTGGGTGGCAAGAACGATTGGCTCTTTGGCACCCATCCTGATTGGTGTCCTACGAGTAGCCTCAAAGGATTGGCTGGTTCGATGGATTTCGTAGGTTCCAATGCCTGTGGATAACTTTTGGATTTCTTCAACAATGTTGAGTCGGTCCGTATCAAGTTTGATGTCGCAACGGCTGGTTGCTGACACCCCTGACCACACTAGGTTGCCACACTTTCGGCAGTTGATAGCTTTGAAATCTAAATCGCTCACAATAGGTTTTTCTTTCTATCCTGCGTTTTGCGACCGTGAATCCTGCATCCTGCGTACTCTATAAGTACGCAGGATTGCAGGATAACTTCACGCTCAATGTACCCGTATCCTGCAATCCTGCGTGCAGGATGTTTGCAGGATGCAGGATAGATTTTAGCCAAGATTGTTACCGCCAATTGCAGTAACTGATGCCAATTTTAGTTGGTATTTCTGACCACCAGCATCAGTCAAATAGAACGCAAACCCGCGACCCTTACCTTCATCAGCAATTGACCCTGTGAATAACATCGCCTCAAGTCGTTCATAAATTGCGTGATCTCCACCCTTAACACCCTTTGCAACCTCACCCTTTGTGCAACCTGGGTGAGTGGCAATAAAGGTTGCAATCGCCTTTTCCATCTTAAGTTCCTGATCTTCAATCACTTCATCTTCAGACATTGGCACGCAAATTACATACTTCATAATTGCACCCGTTGAATCAACCTCAACAATGGCAGCTTCTTGAGTACGGTCAGATTTACGCCAAATGCCTGAATTACGGCGCACCGCGCCTGGTCTATCTTTAGTTACTCGAACAGTCAGCGCACCCGCACCGCCAGGGGCAAGGTTTTTAATTGGCTCGATTAGGTAGGCTGCACCGTCAATGGTTGCCAACTTAGCCTGGCCGCCAATGGCAAAGCGCCCGCGAGTTTCAGCGTTCTTGGTGATGTGGTCAACGAGAACTACGGCTGCACCTGACTTGGCAAGCGCTCGTGGAAACTCTCGCATCCACTTTGTAATGTCATCGTTCTCTTTCGTTGCCCCATCCCACATTGTCAAAGATTCGGTTACACCGTCAATGACAATAAGGGTTGCACTGCCTTCTTCTAATAATGACAACCAAGCGGGGTCATCAAGCAAGTTACGCCGTTCAGGTCGGATATAGCGGAAATACTGCACCGCTTCAGGCTTGGTAACACCCAAGATTTTTAGGCGTTTGGCAATATCAATCGCATCGCTTTCAAAATCAATATACACAACCTTTTTGTAGCTCTTGAGAACTTCAGCGGCAGCGATCTGCGCTAACCACGATTTACCTGATTCGGATTCACCATAAAATGAATGAACCTTGCCAGGATAAAGCAATCCTTGCCCATCAGTGCGCTTTAATATGGTTGCATCTTGAATAGTAAATAAACCATCAAAGTAATCATCTAGTGGTATTGGCTCCCAAGTAGTGACAAATGGCTCCAAATCGCCTTCAGTGACCTCTGATGGGCTATTGGTGGCAGTTTTTGGCATTAGGTTCTTGCTTAAATCAAAAGAATTCAGCCCCTGCGGGCCGTAGCCTTTGTTTCGCAAATCTGGTGCCGCTTGCTTGAAATCGCCGTTGTGATGAATCAATGCGTAGGCTCCGAATTTGTCATATGAGCGCTCTGCCTCAAATATGGTTGATGTTGAGAACACACGGAATTTGTCGGTTCCCTGGTAATTGGTAGTGGCACTAACACCGAAATCCTTGCCTGGTCGTGTCCACGCCGTTTTCTCACCTTGCGTGTAAGCCTTTTTCCAACCTAGCGGTATCAGGATTGAATCCCAGGTTGTGCGCTGGTTGTAATCATCACCTGGCGTTAAAACACCATCGGTGCGTGGCTTAATCTGCTCTGCAACAATAGCTCGTTCAGGCATTTCATCAAAGATTTTGAATATGTCGTGCAATGCTTCGCGCTCACTAGCGGTAATTGTCGGGATGCTACTGGCACTGCCAGCGATCATTTCCCACGCAGTACCCTTTGGGTGGGTGCCACCGTGACTTGGCGCAGTGATGATGTAACCGCCACTGCTGCGCGTTTCGGCTAATACATCCACACCGCCGTTTTCACCAGGGCGGCGTGCAAGTTTGGTGTTACCTGGCAACTCCATACCTTCAACGCGATACAACCAATGGATGCCACCGCCTGCAGATTGCTCTACATAGCCGTTATTGATCTTGCTCCATAAATCGCCAAGCCCTGAAGCCTCTGCAATTTGTCGCGCTTCAATGTGAATATCGGCCTGAACTGCTCGGCCTTCAATTTCAAGTACCTCAAGGTTTCCCGAAATAGCACCTGTGACAATTCCCAAGCCTTCATAACCGTTTGAGTACCAAGCAATTACCTGTTCGGCGGTTGCGCGTTCAGATTGGTATTTTTTCCATTCACCAATGGGTGCCTTTGTGCCATCTATCTTGGCTGGAACTACCGAACAACCTGCTGCGTAGAATTCCAGCGCAGCTTTAAGCATTGGATTTATTTCACTCATTTCCCGCCCCCTTAAAAAACTCTTTTTCATCTAAGTATGCAACTACGGCTTTTGCCATTGTTGCAGGTGATACTGGCAATGTGTATTCGTATGCTTCCCACAATGCGCGAGCTATTAAACCTTCAAGTTCGGTTTTCATTCTGATTTATCTGCCAATGCAAAATCAATGCGTGCCTGTGCAATTGCCACATACTCTGCCGATTGATCTATTCCAATGAAATCAAAACCTTCATAGGCACACGCCTTGCCAGTTGAACCTGAACCCATAAACGGGTCAAGCACAATGCCATTTGGCGGTGTCACCAGGCGAACCAGGTATTGCATCAGCGTTGTTGGCTTTACTGTTGGGTGATGGTTTAGCTTTGCATTGTTAGTGCGGTTGCGTGGGTTATCGCCACCGACCCCGCCATCCTTGCGCCCATCGTGATCACGCTTTGCCTCAAACCCATCAAGCCCCTCGTTCCTGTCACGCTTGCTTGCCTTTGCGCAGTAAAAGAAACGGGCGGCACTGCCACTGTCATCAAATCCGCCAATTTTGTCAGGTTGTGAGTTCCAAGTGCCTGAATAAACTTCATTGTTTGTGTTGTTTGGTTGCTTTTTGCCTGAAGTGCTTTTGCTATCAGGAAACAACGCCACAACCTCATCACTACCATCGTGAATGAAGTTGGCAGGGAAGCGGCCTAGCTCTTTGAGTTTTGCAAGTGCTGCCTGTTGTCCTGGTGATTCTAAAACTCTTGCCTTGTATTCATCATCAGTTTCATCCGTTAAGCGAGTTGCAAGTTTTTGAATCGGCCTGCCAACTAAATTGTCAAAGTTCTCGCCATCTGCAACAACTCTTGTTGCATCAATGTTCAACCCGCCAGTGCCAAAGGTCAGCACATTGTTTGCAATGGTGCCAATCAACGGCTTGCGAGCGAGGACCATTGGTTCGTGTGCTGGTTTGAGCGCTGTGCCCCAGCCATCCCATTGCTTTGCGGCGGCGGTGGCAGGGGCGGTGATGTCATTGCCACCACTCATAAAATCCGTGTTCACTGAGTTACCGCGTTTTTGAAATCCGACAACCTCGCGCTCTGCTTCTCTAAAAACTTCGTCCAAGTCATCAGATAAACCCAAAACAAACTTGATTTTCTGCCACTTATCAAAATCGGGTAATACATAAGCCCAAGTTGATGAGGTTCTAAAGTAACCGCTTGCTTCAAAACCACATTTTTCATTCAGTTCTGATAATGTCAATTTACTTTTTGTATGCGCATCCTTCAATTTAGCCTTTATGTTTTGAACACTCAACCCAATTTGCCCCGCGGCCTTATCAATCCCCTTTGAAATGTTGTGCGACTTGGGAAATCCTGAACCATATACATACATAATC